TATTGCCGCCAAAGCCCTGAACCTGCTGATTGATATTCTGTGGATTGCCGAACTCGTCAGTGAAGGGTATCTTGTCAGGGACACCTCCCATAGGGGCAGCAGTTCCGGGCCAATCGCCGCCCTGATCAAGCCACTGCTGCTCTGGACCCTCGTCCCAGATATCAGGGGTAGGTTGTTCCCTTCGTCGTACAGTACCCATTAACCTAGCCTCCTAGGCAGACTGCCACTCGCCGCGTCTGCGTCGAATATCCAACCCCGGCATGGGACCACCCTCGGGACGAGGCTGGGACCCTACACGCTGGCTCTCAGCTCCCTCCCCAAAGGGGCGTTGTGGTGAGCCGGGAATCCGGTGCTGCCCGCCTCGGGCTCCCTGGAACATCTGTTGGTTAAAGGGATCAGTTCCCTTGAAGTTATAGGCTCCGGTTTGGGGGTCCCGATTGATCCCCATCAGGGCCAGCCCCCCTTCCATGGCTGCGAAGTCTGGATGGGTTTGTCCGGCTTCGATGACATCCTGGGGGCCACGACCTGGGACAGCTTCTGCTGGACGCCCTGAAGTCGCCTGGCTAGGAAGGGTTTTAGAAAATGATGAAAAGGGGTCACCAGTGTGCATCCCCGGACTGCGGAGTTCCTGTCTGGGGTTCCAGTGTGCCGGGTCTGTCGCGCTGAGCGCAACCGGGCCTGTGAGAAACCCCCCAGCCATCTCAACAGGCTGCTGGACAGGCTGACCCAGCCGAAATGGCTGCTCTGCGCGGCGGCTCAGCAAGGTCCCGAGGCGACCGGCTCCCTGAGTGGCTTGAAAGAGGGCAAATCGGGGGTCGATGAGGGCTTCATCGACGTTATATGTATTGTTTTGGCCAAAATAGTCCGGGCCGACGCCAAACCCAGTTAATTGTTGTTCTCCTGACCCGCCTAACCCACCTAAAGCGCGGCCCAGGGCTTGGGCACCCTGTCCGAGTGCCATATATGTCAGTGGTTCCATATTGAACAATCCCCCAGTAAACCCCCTCTTAGGAGGGTCTGCGTAATTCTCTCCACCAGCCCCTGATTTCCATGTGGCCATATTTCTGTCAATTCTGGCCGATTATAGCACCTGCAAGGCGATCAACCCACGAATGTCTACGTTGTCGGTGGTGCTAGATGGCCACGATGCGTGGTCCGTCCGATAGCAATAGAGCTTATCCGTGCCCCCGGTGGTGATATACCCTTCCGTATCGACCGACCCTTTGATCACCAAAGGACCCGTGTAGGTGGTCTCCGTCGCTTTCATCCCCTTCGGGAGCTGAATCCGCAGCTCGTTCCCCATCCCTGAGCCGGTCGTCGTGTCTTCGAGAAAGAAGCTCGCCAGGAGCAGCTGGCCGATTTTGATAAATTGATACTGCTTTTGGTCGGCGCTCGCCACCGTCCAGGTGCCCGAATTTGCGGTGAAATTCCCGGCTGCGAACTTTACGTCTTGCCATCCCTGCTCCTGTTGCATCTGAAGTAAGCGTGAACGGGTATCGAGGAGTGCGAAATACAAGGCCCGGAGAGATTGTTCCGTCACCCCCCCAGTTTCCTCGCGCACACGGGCGAAGTCGGGGGTGGGGAAGTCGAGGGGGATGTTGGCGCGGGCCATTAGCGCCTTCTCCGACGCCTTACCGCCTGGACCCGCTCGCCGCGCTCAGCCCCCTCCTCGCCCAACTTGCCAAAAATACCCGCTGCATCCAGCATCACTCTTCTTTCCTCATGTACATCAACATCCCTAGCCGATTGCTCTCTCATAAATTTTAACCGTTCAGGAAATTCCATATCAGCCGAATCATGCAACCAGGACATATCAGGTATGTCAGGGAGGTTCCGTAGAACTTTGTTCTCTGCTTTTCCGGGGCCTGGACCTAATATCTGTGCCCAATGTGTCCATTCATGTGCAGCAGTATCCTGCCCCGTACTATACGGATCTTTTCGGGTGCGACCGCCAGCCACTGTGTCCATTGGCCATTCGGCTTGTACTTGTTCTGCAGGTGTAAACCTGATTTCAGGGTTACGCATGACATCTTCTAAACCTACTACCGGCCCCGACCGTAGCCGCCTGATTTGCTCCCCGGGGTTTCTTATCCAGTCCATGAATGAAGGTTTCGGTAACGGATCGAGTCCCTGTCGAATACGTGCCGGGCGGCCCCAACCGGCACGCGGATCGAGTCCTCCGCCAAAGGTCCCTAAATGGTTGACCGCACCAGGCTGGGTGCTGACCCTCCCACCAGCGTGTTGGAAAGCAGCCATGACGAAAGGCTTGGCTTTCAACAAACGGAGGGACTCATCTTTATTCCCTCCGGGTTCTAGCCTGTCAATCTGCGCCTTTAACCTCCTGAGCATTAAGGCTCTGTAAGCGGGATCGCGCAGCGGGCTGCCCTTTGTCATGGTCAAAGGTGCTAAGATAGCCGACATCATCTCTTCTTCTGGTGTTGTCCCTGAGACGAAATCCATGAACGTATTGGTTGCTCGTTTCCCCTTGTTCAGGAGTTGATCCCAGAACAGATCATCCACCTCTTCCTGAGATCGGATGGACGGCTGCCAGTTCTTGGGAGGGTCCACATCGAAACGACGTTCTTCAGTAGGCCCTACACGAAAAACAGTTTGAGCCATTAGCTCTGCAACCTGCGTCTTGCCCCCGGGAGAATCTGGTAGCCGAGGGTCATCCCCTCCAAGCTCCAGCTCCCATTTTGGGCGTCATCGCTGATCCGTATCCGGCACCCGACATCCTGAATGAAGTCCCCATTAGACCCCTCCAGGTTGATAATCTTCTGGACCGACTCTGAGGAGGTGGTGATGGCGTTGCCATCATCTGTATCAATCCCATTCCCATCAGCGGTAATCAACTGAAAGCCCACCGGGGTGAGGGTCTTACTGGCTGCCCCTGAACTGACAGCATCATCCCCGGCATTCCCTTCCATCCACTCCACTGTGAGGGTGACATCGGCATCGGCCTGGGCAATGATGTCCAGCCAGCGGTACCGCTTAATCATGGCCATGAGTTCCTGGGGCTGTCGTGTTGACCAGGAGGTGTCCTTGCCATACAGGACCTTGGTAATCCACCGGGCCGGGATGTTTGACCCGTCAAAACTATCCCCATTGAAGAACTGATAGCAGAAGCCCCCTTTACTGGTTTGAGCTTCTCCGGTCAGCACGACCTGGGTGTCCGTGGCGGTTTCTATTGTCGTGGAGGCCGCCATGGGCATGTCTGGCCACACATACCACACGCCCCAGCGATAGTTCCACACCACCGCCTGGGTGCATTCATTATCATTCGAGGTCCTCCCGGGCCAGAACCACACCACATGCCCGTTCTCGATGTCATGCACCCCATGAATCTTGGCCCGCTGTGCGTAGATGAGACCTTTCAGGGTCTCTTTTACGGGGGTGGAAATCACGATGTCGTTGTTCCCATCGAACAGGCGGATGTCTCCCAAGGGGGTGAAGTAGGCCTGCATCACACGGCTGGTAGACACCTGCTGTCCAGACGCATCGGTATAGACTGCCCCAGCCGGGACACTCTGGATACTCCGCTTTGACACCGCCCCCGTCACTGCGTTGGACTTGGTGCGGGTCCAGTCCATGATGTCCGAGACTATTTGGCCAGTCCCACTGACGGTCCAGATGGATCGCTCACAGAACACGACCAGCATTCCCTCGAAGTCCCCCACCATTCCTGTAAGGAAGTCCCCCACTGAACTTTGATCTGTAAAATCGAGATAGTTGTTGACTCCCACCTGATCGGGTAGACCTGGATCAGACCAGGCCACACGCCGAGGATAGGCATCGGTGCGTCCCCACCAGAGCCGTTGTTTGTGTGGTTCACAGAAGTAACTCCCGGTGGGAGGGGCGTCCCCATGTTCGGCAATCGCCCGGTCTACGACAATCGTGAGGTCGTCGGTGTTGTCGGTGTAGGCAGCAGTGGTGCGGCCATCAATGAATGCCACACGGTAGAACGTGGCTCCTGATCCTGAGGTGCGGTAGAGTTCATACCCCACCACATCGGTGTCGGTATCTGCTGTCCAGTTGATGTCGCCCTGCTCGTCT